GCCGCCAGCGCACTGGTGGCGTCGCGCGCTGCCGCCGTCGCCTGGACGGTTGCCTCTCCCAGCTTCTCATCGATCATGTTCATGGCGCTGTTCATGTCTCCGAGCACGGAGAAATGGTCACTCGCTTGGTAGATCGGGAGCTGGAAGTTCTTGGTCCTGTTTGTTGCCGGCATTATTTTCTCTCCTTACGCTGGCACGAATCGGTTTTCAATGTCCTGCAGTGATGGCGTCTCGAAGTAGTCCACAGTCCACGACACCATGTTACCACTACCGGTTTTCATCATTTCCACAACCTCATACAGGGCATCCCTCATGTTCATGCGATTCCCGGTAATCGGTGAGAAAATATAATCGCGATCAAATTCTCGGATGAACACCTTACCATTGGTCTCCATCTCAGAGATGCTCATCGGCAGATCGTCAATCTCTTTACATGTTGCAGCCATGCGAGAGAAATCCTCCGCCAACAATCCATTGACCGTGTAACGGTTGTGCATGTCGAAGAGCAGTTCCTCCAGGGTGGAGGGCCCGCCGCGCAACCAATTCGTTACCTCAATGTGATCGCGGTTAATGCGACGATCAAGATACTCCTCCAACGAATTCTTGAAGATCTTGAACTCATCATCATACTTCGCAATGGCATCGCGCAGCATCTGCCGCACTTGCGGCGGCAACGCCTTGTAGTTCTCCATCTCCTTATTGAGATCAATAATGAGAGCGTGAACTTTCTGATTGTAATCCCCCGCAAGCGACTCAAGCGCATTACTGAGCGCCGTCTTCAACCCATCGTCAACCCACCGACGCATCTCCTCCATCATCTGCAGGTACGTGTACCCGTCCCTGTAGGTGAAAGGAATAGAGTTACTCAGACGGTAGTCAGGAGGGATGAGCAGGTACTCATCCTCAATAAATTGACCAGGGCCGGAATGCGGACGCCCTTCCAGTGAAACTGTCATTCGTACTCCTAATCCCCATGAACAATTCCTGCAATTCAACAATGATCATGAGATCAACATTGATAAACGTGTCACGCCACGCCGCAATAAGCTGAGCCGTATGCCCAGTATAGCCTTTCGACCGCGATTTGGACGACTGCGAACCACGAGAAGACGACTCGCCCGACCCACGTGACGTCGTCGAACCGTCCGTATCGTTCACGCCCCCACTATCACTACTCACATCGCTGGCCGCCGTCGCATAATCCTTGTCCCCCGACAAGCGCACCTGCGGAAGCTGAGACTGCACAGTCCTGGACTTCGCATCACTCTTCGACACCGTCTTCGACGTCGTTTCTCCGCTATCACTATGCTCGTTACGAGAACTCGAATCCTGCTCGCTCGCCGACGTCGATATGACATCCTGCGTGGACAGCGGATCGATCTTGATGAGCTCCGCCTCATACAGCTTGTTGTAGTACGGCATGATCTCCTGCATCTTGGTGCGCATCTGCCGCATCCACATGTCCACAGTCTCATGCGAGATCTCGTTGTACCAGAAATGATCAATGATCTTCTGGTTCAGAATATCACGGTAGGCCTCATCGAAAATCGGGTACGAATCCAACCCCAATGAATTGGTGCCGTGTCGCGCAACAACTTCGCGCAGTTCTATAGTGAAGTCAGGCATTACTAGGCTCCTTATCGCTGTGAGGATTCATGGCTTCAAGATCGGTGCTACCCAGGCCACCCATGGCAGCCTGCATCGCCATCATCTCCATCGGGTCCTCCCCCGGTTCCGACGTCTGGTCGAGGTTCCACTCGACGTGAACGTCGAGCTTGAACATGCGGTTGATCTGATCGCACGCTGCGCGCCGCGCATTCAGAGCCACGGCCCGCATTCCGAGCACCTGCCCCGAGCTGCCGCTAGCTTCCTCAACAACCATGCGCTCGCGCTTCTCAGAATTGACGTTCATGATGCCCAGCAATGTCATGCACTCGTTCCAGGTCTTGACCTTGGCCTCCATGACGTCCTGAATCTGGTGGGGCTTGTACCCCGTATCGAACATGGCGACTTTGTCGGCCAGTGAATCGCGGTTCATGGTTTCGGTTGCGAAAATGACGGGCTGTCCCTCGACAACCTTGTTGTAGGCCTGCACGAAGGTGTGGTACTCGTTGTTGTTGACCGCGAACACGATCGGGTGCCTGGCATTCAGCATGTTGATCTCAAGGGTGCGGTCGAAAGCGGCGAGCCGCTGCGCGTAGGTGTCGATCACATCCCAGTCGGGGCAGCGCATATAGTTCGCCCAAATGGGGACGCAACTCTTAGCGTCCAGCGTTTTCGAATACACTTGGTTGCCGTAAACGACGAACTCGGTCGGGTTGTTGTACATGTTCAACTGTCCGAGCCCTGTGGCGCGCAGTGCCATGAACCGTGCGAATTCCTGGTCGTAATAGAATACGGCCAGCGCATCATGCATGAGCGTGACTTCCAGATATCTCGCGTCGATCGTCTCCGGAAGCCCCTGCCAATTGAACCGGTTGGAGCACAACTCACTGATGATCCGTACATACATGCGGAACAGATGATCCTCACGATTCTGAGCGGGGTTCGCCCGCATTGATCCTCCCTCAGCGAAAGGGCGGTATATCTGGCTGTTCACATAATCCTCGCGCTTCATAATCACCACTCCATATTGATGTTGACGCCGGGTAGGGGCTCGTTATCTGCGAAATCGGTTTTTCCAATCCTATCTGGATCAGACCACACGGTCACACCCTTCTCGAAAATGCCACGAATGGACTGGCGGAAACCTTCAGGACATGTCGTTGAATACAGGTAGGTCTCCTGCATCTTCCAATACGTGAAGTTAGTCATGCACTGAAGATTCTTCGGAACCTTCGTCGGAATATTCATCGCATACCCGTACCGCAGCCAGAACTCACCGATACGCGTCAACGTACCATCATCGATACGGCGCTGACGGCACACGAGACGCCACCCATAGGTAGCAAGGTTGAAAGCATCGCCGCCAACGCCGCCCGACGTCGTCGGAGCGATCATCCGCGAGTCCTGCACCTTGGCGTTGATACCCGCAATAGCGTTCGCATAGTCGCCATTGGCGGCGAACTTCGCCATCGCCAAATTCGTATCAGCATTGAACTTCGCATAGCTGTTATTCAACCCAGTCATGGCGCTACGGGCCTCGATCTCACGACGGTTATTCTCCATCGCCATCCCGTAGGCCATGCCATTATTGATGCCGCCCATCAGTGCCGACGAAATGGCCCCACCCAGGTTGCCGCCGGCGAGCTGCCCGATCGCGCCCGCGCCGGTGTTCAGCGTACCGCCCAGCAGACGCATGTTGGCGTTGTACTCAGCGCCCTGCCGCGAGTAGGCGTTGGTAAGGTCGGTCGCTTGATTCGCCTGCATCATAGACGCCTGAGCCTGCGTATAGGACGTATCCGCCCCGCGAATCGCCTTCTGCTGAGCCCAATCAGCGCTCTGATACTGGTAGTGAATAGAATGTGCGTTGCCCGCCATGTACTGCAGGTACCCACTGTTCGTCAGGGCGAAGGTTGGCAGGGCACTGATGCCGGTCATGGCGTCGAAGTGCTCACTGTACGCGTTGTTACCGTCGCCGGTGTTGTTCTGATTGTAGCCATTGACAGTGAACATGATGCGCGGCCCTGGCGGCACAACGTGCGCCCACATGGTGACCTTCAGGCTCGTGTCCCACACGCATTCGGGACGCACCAGGAGCGGGGCGCCGTTGAACATGGTCACCTCGTAGACCATGTACGGGTAGGTGTAGAGCTTCCAGAGCATACGGTAACGCTCAGGAATGTTATCCTCCTTGCGGAAACCGGGCGCAAGATCGATCGTCTGATTGTTGTTGATCCCCGCGGACCCGAAGCCGGTGGTGATCGGGTAGACAGTCGCTCCCTGCTTCTTGGTGCGCCGCTTCTTGTCCTCCTCATAGCCGGACGTATCCGGAGTCTTCGCGCTCGTCAGGCCATCGAAGTTAATAATCCCCTTGGGGATGGCGGTGATGGTCTGCACACCCTGGCTCACCCACGGGCAATTTGAGAGCGCTTCGGCCAGCGTCCTGAAGTTGCCGACGTCCATGGCGTACACGCACGTCGCATTCGCCATGCCTCCGGCAAGCGATCCTTTCGCCGTCTGGAAGTGGGGGTCATCCTCAGTGCCATAATCGACGAGCAGGTCAATGGTGGAGGTGACGATGATGTCATAGTTAGCGGAATCAACGTTGCCATCGATATGCTCGACGGAGGCCATGTCATGCCGCCACACTTCAGAGATGACGTACTCACCACCGGTGTCGAGGCCTTCGGGAACGGTGAGGTACTTACGCCCGTAGTTCTCCCACTTGTCTTGGGCGGCGATACCGATGTGCCCGCGCTCAACGTAGCACATGCCGAATTTAATTTCGTGCATGTAGGTCTGCCAGACGTCGAGCTGCACGGTGAACTCGGTCGTGTGCGGCGCAACGTACTCTACGGACGTGATGAAGTAGTAGAACGTGTTGCGGGAATTCACCGAATCAGCAGCATTCCTCACACACATGTAATTGTACTCATTTGCCTGGCTGAAGGGAATATCAAGCCTTATAGGCTGTCCTTGAGCACAGTACGTCAACCCATTGACGACAAGCTTGATGCCCTTCTCATCATGATAGTTCCACGCCTTGTCATAGTCGTCGAACCACACAATATCGCGGTACGTGGAATCCCATTTCACGCGCGAAAGAACAACCGTGGTGCCCGGAGTCCACACGGCGTAATTAAAATCGTATCCGAAATCCCCAATATCTTCAGGGGGCTGATATGAAGTCATGAAAGAAGAATACCACGGCC